TTACGGAGCCAAGGAGAGAATCTCTTCTTAGTTCTGAGGATATTTATAAAAAAGTCATATTGCATCTTCTTTGGTAAGAAAGAATACATATTCATCTCATTTGCAAACATAATTGCATCAAGATGACCAGAGAAACAACGATTGATTATGTAAGGAGGATAGTCTTTTTCAATGGATGGATCTTCATCAATTAAATTCTTTTTTGTTACATTTATGGAGTTCAACCAATCTTTAAGTTCCATCACAATACCTCAATCATCATACCTTGTAGATCACTCATATTCCCAATGACACCAGCAGGAAATGAATTAAATGAAATAGTGTATCTATCATACTCATCAATACTATGTTCATCAACAGTATGAACTAAGTTAGATGGAAATATTATTAAATCACCTTCTACTGTTTTTTGTTTATGATGTACTAAAACATCATCATGATCTGAGTATTTTAATTTAATTGTGTGTGATCCATTTTGGTAGTAATTAATCCAAATATTATCCATAGAAAATATTGTAGAGGCATTTGAATTAGTAAGATATAAAATACCACTCATGAAAGAATTAGGATGAGTATGACTCCACATGGCATCTCCATTTTCCGCTGTATTTGCCCAAGATTGTGTAATCTCCATCCTTGTGCATTGTAGATTAAGTTCATTCTTAACTTCCATTAAACATTTTTTAATCCACTTATACAAGATTGAATACTTTGGATTCTTATTTAACCTTACATCAACAGTTTGGGATATATCTTCATCATAATCTTTCCACTCCTCATTTTTTAAATTAATCAAAGTATTTTTAACTAAACTTGGATCACATTTAAATTTAAATATTTTTTGAGGTAAAATCTCTAAGGTTTCCATCAGATACATCATCAAAATAATTTGAACAAGAGCATACAAGATTACGATCACCATATACATTATCAATTCTTGATACTGCTGGCCAGAACTTATTGCTCTGTTTCACAGGATATGCTGCTTGTTCTCGACTATAATTATACACCCATTCATTAGAACTTACAACCCTTGCAGTGTGAGGTGCGTTTTTCAAGATATCTTTATCTACATAGATCTCCCTTCTTATCATCTCCATTGCTTTTACAAATCTCTTCAATTCATCCAATGATTCACTTTCAGTTGGTTCAACCATCATTGTATTTGTAACTGGCCAAGATAATGTAGGTGCATGAAAACCATAATCCATCAACCTCTTTGCAACATCTTCTGCTGTCACAGGTAACGTTCTACAATCAAAGATACATTCATGTGCAACTCTGCCATTCTCTGCTTTATATAAAACTTTGAATGATGTATCAATCTCATTTGCTAACCAGTTTGCAGATAGTAAAGATATTTCACTTGCTTTTCTTAATCCTTCTCCACCCATCATACGAATATACATCCAACTAATTGGTAAGATACTTGCACTACCAAACTCCGATGATGACACTCTCTTATTCATGTATGGTATTAAGTGAGCAGCAACTCCTATCGGACCTACACCAGGACCTCCACCACCATGAGGGATACAAAATGTTTTATGTAAATTAAGATGACAAACATCCGCACCATATTGACCTGGTTTAGCAAGTCCAACCTGTGCATTCATATTCGCACCATCAAGATATACCTGACCACCATTCTCATGAACAATTCTACAGATATCTTTTATGGTCGGTTCAAATACACCATGAGTAGATGGGTAAGTAACCATGATACATGATAGTTCAAATGTATTCATGATTGCTTTCTTCTCTAAATCTTTCAAATCAATATTTCCATCTTCATCACAATTGACAGGAACTATTTTCATACCTGCCATAACAGCACTTGCAGGATTAGTTCCGTGTGCACTTGTTGGTATTAAGCATACATTCCTATTGTGATCACCACGACCTTTATGATACTCTTGTATCGCAAGAAGACCTGCATACTCACCCTGTGAACCTGCATTTGGTTGTAATGATATGTCAGCAAATCCTGTAATATCACACAACCATTCTTGTAAATCAAATATAATTTTTTGATACCCAAGTGTTTGGTCATCTGGTACAAATGGATGCATGTTCGCAAACTCTGGCCAAGATACAGGCATGAGTTCTGATGATGCATTTAGTTTCATAGTACAACTTCCAAGTGGTATCATACCGTTTACAAGTGAAAAATCTTTTGATACCAATTCGTAAATGTATCTCATCATATTAGTTTCACTTTGATACTTAGTAAATACTTCTTGTTGTAACCAAGGTTTCTTTCTAATCGGTGTAGAAAGCCATTCATACTTTTTACTAATATCAGTAATTTTAAAAGGTATGTCATCATACTGTGAATGAACAATTAATAATATTTCTTCTAAGGTTGTAAGTTCATCTAATGATAAAATAGTCCAACCATCTTCATAACGAACATTAAAATCTTGTATAGTTTTTTTACCCTTAAATCTCACAGTATCAAATCCCTCTGATTCATCAACTTCTAGACCGCACCATTTTAATGCTAATAATAACGTTTGCCTATATCTTAATACTCTGGTTGCTATTTTTTTCAGACCTTCCGCACCGTGGTAAGCAGCGTAAAAACCTGCCATATTTGCGAGGAGTGCTTGAGCAGTGCATATATTGGATGTTGCTTTGTCTCTTCTTATGTGTTGTTCCCTTGTTTGTAATGCTAACCGTAGTGCTTTATTACCTTGACTATCTACCGACTGCCCTACAA